ACCCTGCTGTAGAGTGGTCTCCCCAACCATACGCAGTATTCCAGTTAGTATCGTTGTAGCCTGTAGCAGTTAATGTCCCTGTAACAGTTATACCCGCATTAGTTGTAGCTAACCTAGGGTTGCCGTTGTAATATGTAATTACACCAACACCATCTTGTGCTAACAAATAAGTTTTAGTACCTGCTGTATTTGCTAAAAATAAATCAGTACCTAATATAGCTAGATTACCATTACCTGCTTCTTTAATGTAGGCTGAATTGCCATCACAATAAATTTCTAAGTCATCACTATTACCAAGAATTATTTTTCTATTATTCTCGAATGAAAGATTGCCGTTCACTGTAGTTACAGGAGAGTCAATAGCTAAATTTTGCGCGGCCAAAATTAAATTGCCATCACCAGTTTCCTGTATTACTGTGTGATTCCCTGTAACACCTCTAATGTTTAATGTGCTTACATCAAACCTATTGTTCCCAATATTTAAATTACCTGTAAGAGTACCACCAGTTAAAGGTAAGTAAGGAGTATGTGATGCAGTTACAGTACCGCCATCTTGTTGGGTTAATGTAAGCGTAGAACCACTAAATGCCGCAGAGTTTATTTTGTCATTGTATGCCGCATCCCAATTAGACTGATTATTACTTGTAGCTTCAGGGTCGCCAGTAGAAGCGTTAAATGCTAACAGCTTACCTTTACGCGCATCCTTTAATGGTAGCTCCATAGATGAAGTTGTTACATCAGTATCTTGTAAACGAAGGCTACGATTGATTGCTGTCTGCTGTTGGTTAGTAGAATGCCATAGACGATCAAAGTCATTGTTAACAGTTGACGCTAAGAACGCACCACTAGGCTGATAGTTAGTGTCTCTATCTAAATCCATTGCCATAACAATGTTAATTATTGCGTTTTCTGGTGGCGGTATACTAGCACCATTTGCGTCTACCAAAGTAAACGTAACAGTGCCGCCAGTAGCATTGCCTATATCATCTATAGTGTAGTGTGTATTTAAGGTTTGCTTGACACCATTGAGGTATACATCGACATCAGACGCTTCGTGAATCTGAAACGTATACTCATAGTCAACTTGATTTGCACTTGTTGAACCTGCTATGTAATCGTTTCTAGTTGTGTTTGCTGTAACTGTCATAGTATCCTCTTATAAATCGCCTAAGCGTTCTTCTAAAGCATCTACGGCTTTTCTAAAGCCAGTTAAATTGTTGTATGGCAACATTCTTCTGATGTTTCTAATGTCTGATTCTGTCAACTCGCCTTCACTACTAGCTGAGTTTAACGCTTTAAATGTATCTGTTAATAAACTACCAAAGGTAGGACCAAGTATAGATTGTGACATAGAGTGCGCTACAAACTTTGAACTAGGCGCATCAATGTCTAATAATGAGCGAACACCTATAGTATTACCTGATATTTTTTCTAACATCATGTTGCCTTCGCCAAGTATTCCTGCCGCACCTGAACGGTCTATGCCTTCCATAACCCACGCTAAGGGATCATCAGATATTGGTTGCCCACGCTCTAATTGTTTAATAAAGTACACAAACATACCCATACTTATTAGGCTAAATGCTCCGCCTAGTGCGTTATGGTCTTGTCGTTGTAAACCTGCTATTAAAACTCTTTGGGTTGACGAAAAAACAAACGACCTAAACTGTCCAATAACCTGCCCCATCTCATTAGACATGAATAACGGCTTTTCTTGCCCCGGAATTACAATAACTCTATCACTTTCTTTACGCATTGCCGCGCCATACATTTGGGCTAAATCAGGGCTATCCCAGTTGCCTGCGTTAGTAATCCATACGCCATCTACTTTTTTTCCATGTTTTCTAACTTGTTGATACATAGAATCAGCATTATCTTTCGATATGCCAAGTCTACCTAGACGCTTGTCATACTTACCTTTTTCTAAATCGTCAAATATACGATTCTGCATGGTAACTGCATGAAGCTGTTTCATGCCGCCTGTCCAGTAATCTAGTACGTTAATTTTACCAAACTTGTCTGCGGCTGTACGCAACCCACGCTCAATAGCTGTGCCGCCTTGTGTATAGTTAGCAATATCGGCAATTATCTCTGACTTACCTGTAACGCCACTAATAGCATCAACACCAATTCCGTAGGCTTGTAACTCTTCTTTAGCTACATTAAATGCTTTAGTATTAGCTATAAGAGGCTTTAGCCCTCTAGTCATTGTTTTAGTAAAACCTTCTGCCATAACAACACGCATAATATCTGGCAAGCTAGATATGGTTACACCACCCATAAATCTAAGGTAGTTTAAATCCCTTGCAGAGCGACCAATGCGCCCCCACACACTATCTGATGGCAATGAGTAAATGCCACGCATTCTTTCGAGCATACCAGTAATATCTGCCAAATCCTTTTGACGCTTTTTGTCTAAATCTAACCTTTGCTTATCAGTTAGTTTAGGGTCATCCATTTTTTCAAGATACCAATCATCTAGATTTTTCTTTTCAGCAGTAAGGTCAACACTATTAAATGCACGTTGTAACTCAATGTCTGTCGATGTTTGCTGTATATATCTTGAAGCTAACAACTCTATGTCGTTGACTAAAAACTCTTCTATATCTGCGTCATCAATAGTAAACACTCTGCTTTTCAATGGACCGCGCAAAGCATAATTAACGCTTTTAACATTACCCTGACGCTGTGAGCCTTCACCTATTTTCCAGTCATAGGGCAATCTGCCATCTGGCGTACCCATAATTCTTTGGGCTATTTGTCTAGCAAGTTCATCATAGTCTTGTGGCTCAAAATCTTTCCCTGCTTTATATTCAGCCTTGTTTATAAGTTCTTGTAGCTTAGTAGCCTCTTCGCCTGTAGCTTTTTCTAGCTTTGTTTGTGCTAATTTAGCCTCTTCAAAAAGTATTTGGTCTTTACTTTCTAGCCATCTAGATACTTTAGACACAAACGTAGGCAAGTTAGCCGCGATCTTGTTCGTGTCGTATATTCTGTTCACATAATTAACGGCAGTAGTTACATCTACATCTTCTGTCAGCATTCGTTGATCAATTAACTTATCCTTAATAGGCGTGTATAAGTTAGCATTCCAATAGTCAGCCGCTTCTTTAACTTCAGGTATATCGCTTTTGCCTGACCGTAACGCCTTTGCAACTTCTTCGTTAAACGCTACTCTGCTAAGTCTAGTCTTTCTGTCTGTAACTTTTTTATACTGTCTGTATAAACGTGCATTATTTTTAGCTGACTTAGCCAACATACCTGTATAAGTTTTAGCCAATGACTCTACAGATTGACCTACAAAATTATCAACCATGATTGGGCTTTCTGCAAGCTGTACTGCAAGCTGTCTAGTAATAGGGTTAATACTAGATAGCGTTCTTGATAATGGATCAAACGATGTAAACTTAACTAGCTTTTTAGCTAAATTACCTGATATTTGTACATCGCCATACACGCGCTGTGCGCCTACTGAGTCTTCACCAACTTTAGGCGTAGGTTCATTTACTGTAGGATTGATGCCATCTTTAATCTTTTGATTGTGTTCAAACTGATCATCGACCTGCTTAAACATATCTTCAGTTACGCCATATTTTTGTGACATCTTTGTCAAAGGCACACCTAAAACACCACCTAAAAACATAGACCCAGTAATGTTTAACGCTGACTCACCGTATGTTCTAGCTACTTGCTGTTGCTGTAATACAGTCTCTTGTATTGTCGCATCTGCGCCTGCTGTAGCACCTAACGCTAGACCGCCTTTTAGTATACTGCGCCCACTTTTAACAGTTTTGTAAGCTAATCCACCTACAGATAGAAATGTCACAGGGTCAGCTAACATAACAGGCAGTCCGACAAGAAACCCTTTACCGCCACCTTGCGATATAGTTTCTTTGTCTTTCAGCTCTCTAGCATACTGTTTACGATATGCGTGTAACTCGCTTTCATTGTCAGCATACATAGCCCCCATAACAAACATTTCATCTTCTTTTTCTTCTTCCGTGAATGCGTCATAAGGGTCGTAATCAGGGTTAAATCTATACTGGTCTGGTAAGCCTTCTTCCCTTGATATAGATGACCCTACAAGGTTTTCCTGACGAAAGTAAGCCCCTGCCAATTCAGATAGTGTAGGCTCTTTTGTTGGAGTACCTAAAGGCTGTGGCTCAGATATAAGCCCTTGATACTCAAAACCCTTGCGAGATTTTTCTAGCATATTAGTTACTCAGGTCTGCTACAGTTATTTCAATATCTTCTTTGCTACTAGCTTTTTGCAGTGACGCAATGTATTGGTCGTTCCAATCTAACACAGCTTGTGGAATCTCTGACACTTGAGATGCAACAAATTCAACAGGTTCAATGACTTCATTTAAAGATTTCTTAAAGTACTTAGCAATGAACTCAGGTGCATCGTCAATACTTCCTATAGCCTTGCCCATTAATGCAAATGGATTAGTGGAGTTTCTTAGTATTTCTCTTGCTTTAGCATTTTGCTCTGGCGTCATTCTATGCTCAGTTAAAAATTGTTTTTTATCTAATACTGGTACTTGTGACTCTTCTTTTATTTTATCTTTATAATCTTGTAATACTGAAGAATAATTTAAGCTAGGATTCACTCTTTCATCAACAGGCTGTAATGAGCCATCTGACATTCTTATCAACGCCTGATAAGTTGGCATTCCTTTTTTAGACATAGTGGATGTTTCAGTATCAGATATTAATATAATATCGTCTTGCTCAAACCCATCACCATACTTAGCAACCAACTCTTCGTGTAAACTTTGTCTAATCCACGATGTATCTTTAGTTGGTCCAATGCCATAATACTCTTCAGGCGCGTGTTGCAAAAACCCAAACTCACTTGTTTTATAGCTATTTTGCATTTTGCGAACAGAGTGCTGTAAAGCCGCATCAAATGTTTCAAAACCAAGCAAATAATTATCTTCTGTAAGCGTTCTTAAATCAGCAATCATTGCGTCACGCTCAATGTTATTTGGAGTAAACTGTGTGCCAAAGCCAAATATACCTGATTCAAAAGCGTCGTCTAATGTATCAGCGTACATTTCATTTCTTTTTGGCTTGTCTAATAAGAGTTCAGACTTGCGAGTCTCTACCATAGCTTTTTGCGTAGATGATGATGGAAATGCAATAGCTTTTGCTCTTTCTAATGCTTCCTCAAACTCATAAAACTCCATGTTTCTATACAAAGTGTCTGCATATATTAAATCTTGCCCACTGAACGCCTCTGGCATTCCTTCTAAGGCATTTAATTCCATAATGCTTTGTGCCGCTACCAATACTCTGTCGGGGTCGTTAGAACGCAATTCAGACAGTATTTCAGTTTTCATTGTTTTAGGAACTGCATTTACAGATGTAACATAATCTATACGTTCATCCATAAGAAGTTCTGGCTCGACATTAAAATTTAATCTTTCAACATTGTAATCGTTGTCAATATCATTATCTGTAATCACATCAGAAGTAGCAGGTAGTTCGCCAGTTACTCTTGCTCTCACATTGGAAATTCCATTTATTTTTCTAGCTTCTGCATCAGAAACTTTAACACTGTCGTTGTACTCTTTAACAACAGCATTAACTTTAGTTTCTAATCTTTTCAGCAATTTGTCATTTTGTGTTGGACTAAGCTCACCTAATGGTGCTTTCCTTAATGCACCGACTAACTCAAGTCCTTTTTGTGCGCGTGTTTTCAAATCATCTTCAGAGTCAAATATAGCCCTATCAACCTGTCCTTCCTGTGTTTGTATAGCTACTTCATCTTTTAAAGCGGCTATTTTAATCTCAGCTTTTTCTGCTGACAATATTCCCGCTTCAACAGCCGCCAATAAATCCATTTGATGTTCAAGTTGTGCTTCCCTAGAATTAACCTCATCCCCTGCTCTTGCAAGATTACCTGTTAAATTTTCAAGAGATTTTGTCCCAACATTTAATGCGGCAAGTAATTGATCGTCAGTTTTCTTTTTTTCTGATGTTTGCACAGAGTTGAAGGCTGTTTTATTTGCTTTTGTGAAGTAATTTTGTAAATTCAATTTAACTTCTGGTGGCGCAGAAGACAGCATTCCTTCCATTTTGCCGTTAAGAACATTTTGATATTGTATAGTGTCATTAGGATGAGCTGTTTTTGCGCTTTCAATATGACTGTCTATTACAGAATATGACTCAAGCTCGTACGCTTTGTACATAGCGGCATCGTGCATAGAGCCACCAAACTTTAAAGGGCTTTTTGTTTCTAAATCACTACCAGTTTTAGCCGCCTCTACACCTTTCTGTGTGCCTTCAACAACAGCTTCTTGCTCGCGTTTAGCTTTGCCATATCCAACAGCTAACTTCATTACTTCTTTGCCAACACCTGCTAAAGCCTCTAATTTACGAGCTTCAGAGTCATCAACACCAGTAGGTGTAAACTTGCCATATCTTTTAATAGGTTTGATAGCCATGTTTTACCTTTATTTCATATACATTGCAGTTGATGTTGCGCCTGATAGTAACGTGCCTGCCGCTTGTGCTTTACTTGTTGCTATAGCATTACTAGCCTGTCTTTCTCTTTGTGCCGCCTTCAACCTTGTGCTTAACCCAATAACTGATTCACTAGAGCTTACAGTCCTAGCAGATTCTAAAGCAATACTTTCTGGCGACATTCCAGATATGCCACTTGTTGCCATAGCTACTTGATTTGCGGCTAATACAGCATTCAACTCTTCACGCCTTGCTAACTCTTCAACTTTAGCTTGCAATTCTTCTTCGCGTTTTTGCACCATTAACATTTCAGCTTGTTGTCTACCTGCTTTTTCTTGCTGTACAGCAGTATAAACACTTGAAACTGTTATTGCGGCAACTATATAGAATGACATTTAATTATCCTCTGGCTTTAATATAGCCTTTTCTATTTCTTTAACATTGGTAAGTTCTGTTGGGTGATATGTAATCCACACGCAATCTGTTTCAGCATATATTACACGCTTAGTCTGCGGAATAGTCTCACCCATAAATGGTGCTTCTATCTCTATATTCTCAAATTGACTAGAAACTCTACACTTACCCTTAACCACTGTATAAAGATGTCTAGTCTTATGCAATGCGCCCACGAGACACACGCCTGCGGGAATAAACAACTCTCTGGCATACAATCCATCACTAAAGTGGTGACGCGTCTCTAACTCAATTGTATCGCCTTTCAGCATTAACGATTGTAACTTATATATATCGTCTTGCTTTGCAACTTCCATTAAGAGCTTATCTCGTAATCTATTGCTAATAAATGAAATGGTGTAGGGTCTGGAACTGTAATCTTTGGAACAGCCTCTCTACCCCAACCATTACCACCGTTATTATCTTCTATTATACCTGTAGACGGCACTAAAGATGTATTCAATGGACTGCTACTCGAGTCTCCAAACTCTCTTACAGGAACGGCTACGCCATCTATGTTAACACCTGCTGAGTTTAATACGCGAAGATTCATTCTGTCTACACGCTTTAATGCCATCTGCGTTTGATCGCCACTACTCAACACAGTGTTCAATGGCATAGGTTTAACAGTAGGAACAAAATTACGACCAACCTCTATAGTAACATTTAATAACCGTTCTGCGTCAGTCAATACTATTACGGTAGAGCTTTGCGCTAAATATCGTGGCGGCAATACACTATTACCTGCAACTAGGTATTTAGGCTGTGTGTCCACAAAATGCTCTGAAGTAGTTAAGTATTGTGGGTGATAATAACCACCAGACAAATTTGGCTCAAACTTGATGCTAGAATCTAACAAGTGATCAAATGATAAACGCTCTACTGTATACTGTCTATGTGATGAAATTAAAGCACCATTATCAACTAAAACGTGCATAATATTATTTACTGATACACACTGCACATACTTGTCTGTTGTGCCTGCAAAACTAGAGGTGCTACCTTGTATGTTACTTGCATCTACAGCAGGGCGAACCAAGTCAAACTTAACAAAACCATTAATGTCTTGCTCTCTCAGTGTGTTTAAAACAACAGCAGAGCCGTCAGCATTAATAATAAATACATAGTTAGCATTATTAGATGATGTGCTTGTTACTGCATCCATATCTAAAGGTGCATTGATTAAATGTGATGACAGCACAGACATATCAACACTTTTGAAACCTTCTTCACTGTAGTCAAAAATAAACCGACGTATGCTCCTACCGTTGCGATCTACAAATAATGTTGCGCCATCTAAGGCTAGTGTAGGTACGTTTTCACTAAAGCTACCATGCTGTGTTTGTTGTTTAGCATCTAATGTTGAAGGCGTGTTACCTGTAATAGAAAACTCTGCCCCCTCGGTGTATACTGTAACACCACGACCACCAGTTACATCTACAATAGAGCTTTTAGAGCCATTCATAGTAAACAAAAAACCTTCAAAGTCTTCGCCTCTTTTTACTAAAAAGTCTAAATAGTTGCCTGCTTCAGAAGCCATCAAAACTTGCGGCTTGTCTCTTGTGCCACCTATCCATAGTCTACCTTGTGCATATACACCTAAGTTTGGATAGCCTCTTGTGGCACTCCATATATCTTCTTTGCCATCACTGCCTTTAGTATAATTATTAAATGTTAGTGCGCTTGTAGTTCCTTGCGTTGGAAAACCTGTCATTTTGTCATAACTATTAGCGGATCTGCCTGCCATAGTTATTGTATACTTATCATTTCCATTTCCAACTACAGTAACTCCTGATTCGCCAAATACAGGCATTTCTTGTAGGTTTTGTTGCATATTACTCGCTGTAGCCACCCTGCCTGAAGTACCGTCTCCATGATATGTTATTTCTTTAGATAAAACGCCATCAATTTCTAGCTGATACTTGTCACCTGCGCTATAAGCAGAGGCAAACGTCACAGAAACTACAGCAGATTTTTTTGTTGGACTAAGGCTGTCATCGAAATCAAACTGCGGAATGTTAACAAATGTAGGTGTATCGTAAATAAATAAACCATCGTTATTGAAGTTATACACCAATCGTTTAGGGGCTACATTCTTGTTAAATAGTAATAGTACGTTTTCGTTAGCCGCCACACGATTAGGGTAGTTAGTCCCTAACCCATGATCTACGTCTTGTAAAAATGTAGTTGATGTGTCAGTAACTCGATATATTCTTAAATTGTCACTGGTAAAAAATAATAAAAAACTGTTTGATTTATCTACTTCAAACTTGTGCATTTTAAAATCAGGCGTAACAGAACTTGTTTTATGTTCAAAAACAGCTAACTCTGCTACTTGTACTTTAGCAGAACCTAAATCATTTACACCGCCAATGCGAACTATACGAAAGTATTGCCTTGAATATTGAAAATAAGAGTTTTGTTGAACAGGACCAACAACACTAGCTCGTATGTTTTGCGCAACATTTGTTAGAATAGGTAACTCATCTTCTGTAGTCCAATCATTACCATTAGTTGAGCTTTGTAAAAAAAACTTATCACCCTGTACATCTTCTGTTAATATCATGCCTTTCAAATCAACAAACATTATTTCTTTTGGCGCACCTAAATTAATTTGAAATACTAAGTACGGACTTCCAGTGCCTAGGGAATTAGTAGTTGCAAACACAGTATTAAGGTTATTATCAAGCAAATTATCTCTATCGCTTTGTGTAGGTGTTATCATGCTTTCAGTAACTGTGAATGGCTCAACAGCAGGTACAGTCGATATGAACTGACTGCCCATGCGTCTCTTAACGCCACCTTGAGGAGTGGTTACTACGTTATTAGCAATCTCCATGCCTTTGTAATATTGATCTAAATCAGTGCGACCCTTTATAGCGTCAGATAACTCACCGCTTACAAAGCTATTTTGTACGAAGTTACTTTTAGCCATTAGTACCTCACATCAAGGAATGGTCTGCTCTGTATGGGTGTTATAGGGTGTTGCTGTGAATCAGTGTAACGCGCCATGCGAGAAGCGTTAATGTACTCTTCTGCCATAATTTGTTTTGTAGTAGCATTATCACGAATAGACATTGCAAAGTCTCTAGCTAGTGCATACTCAATCATCTTAGAAAAGTGTACAGGAAACACAGATTCAGAAACATTAGCAATATAGTCACAGTATAAGTCGCCACTGTGATTAATATATACTTTGTTTTCTATAATTTGGTAGGGCTGATTAGGGTTCAGCTTGATTAGTGTAAGTAGGTCAGATGGTAGGGTGTACTTATCAGTCCACTCTGTGCCAATTATAGCTGTAGCGTCTTTGTTTAGCTGTGCTTTTTTTCTAGCAAAGCCCCATCTGTATTTAGTAAGCTCGCTTTGTACGATATTATCATACAAGTTATTAGCTACAACTTGTGCGCGTGAGTTACCAGTAAGTGATGTTATTGGCAAATCACCTATTAAAATTAATGCGTTAGATATTAATCCTATTTTACTAGCCATGATTTACCTTTATTGTGTTAAAAGAAAGGGGGGCGAACCCCCCTTATAAGCCTAATTAGGCAGGTGTTGCATCATACTTAATTTCAACTAGACCTGTAAGATCACGAACAGCCGCGCCTGCTTTCAACATACCGTTGCACAAGAAAGAAGTCTTTTGTGGAACGTAGTCGATAGAGGTTTTCATGTCCATGCCAATAGCAAGACCAATTGCTGATTTGTCAAATGCGTAAGCACTAACAACATCAGAAGAAACAGTTAGACCGCCTTCTGCACGATCTTCAAGAACAACAACATTGAAACCTGCAAATGTGTTAACTTCACCATTTACTAAAGCTTTAACATTTTGGTAGTCAGCAGATGATACTTTCTCATCAGCTAACAGACCTGCAAGACCTGTACCGTTGATAGCAACAGTAAGATCGCCAGAACCAACGCCATTCTTAACAAGTTGAACTTTAGCGTCAATTAAGTCAGTAGCAAGAAGACCAGTAGTAGTAACACCTACAGCAGTAGGAGAAGCAGCATCCATAGCTGCAATTACAAGTTGGTCAAGTCTACGACCTAATGCGCCTGCAATAGTAGTAGCTAGTTCTTGTTTTTCATCAAAGTTTACTTCAGCTTGATCAAATACATCAGTGTACTCTGGAGCATTCCAGTTAGACAAAGTTGCAGTAATAAGGCTGTGTGCAACATCCATTGGATCAACATCAGCACTGGTAGCTTTTTGATTAGCTAGACCCTTGCCCATTGCACGAAACTTGTAAGTGTCACCAACTACGTTATTACGCACAGTAACAGAATCACGAAGGAGAGATGCGTTTTGAAACGCGTGTTTTACCATGCTGTCAAATTCAGTAACAGCTACTGGAGATAAGTTAATACTCATTATAATATCCTCGAAAAAGAGATTTAATTTAATAGTTTTTCAAGGTTTTAGCTGAGTACCCAATAAATTTGGTCAGCATCCAACCTAAATTTATCGAGCCTAAGAAAGGGTATTCGATGCTGTATTATAACACCGAACACCCATATTTGTAAACATTAACCGCCAAATGATGCCATCATCTGCTGAACTTTGCGCTCATGGTTAATATCGACACTGCGGAGAAGATTGCCTTTTTCATCTTTCTTAAACATTTCTGCTTCAACATCTGCCCATGTTAATCCTGTAGGATGCTCGCCACCTTCGATAGGTAGTTTGGCAGGGACAGTAGCTTTTACGATAGCTTCGATTAACTTAACACTTTCAGCAGTTGTTACTAAGTCTTGCACCTCTGTATAAGTATCTGCATCTAAGTTATTTTTCAAAAACCCTTCTACAGTTTTTAAGCGTTGCGTAGCATTATCACCTAGCTTCGCCATTTCTTGTTCAGCAGTAATTTCTTCAACAGCTTGTTCTTGTGCTGTTAAAAGTTCCCATGCACGACCATACGCTTCTTCAGACATATTAGTGTCTTTAGCAAACTCAGTTAGTTCAGCAAGTAAAGCATCATCTTGCTCTACACCTTCAGGAGCGGTATACCCATCTTTAGGCGCACCTTTGAATCCACCAAACTTTTTCTCTAGCTCAGTGTATGCTTTGGCTTGTTCTGCTACTGACTGGTACTTGTCTGCTTTGTACCACTCGGGGGTTTCACCTGTACCTTTAATACCTTCAGCTAGAAAATACTCGTTCTCACTTAACGTGGGTTCAGCATTGTCTAACAAGGTATCAGAAGTAGTTTCTTGTACTTCGGCTTGTTCGTCTGACATATTAACCTCTTACTTTAGCTTGTTGTATTAAATTGATCACATACTTAACCACTCCAGACTCACCATTATGGTAAGCCGCTTCATAGTCTACGTTCTGTGATTCAAAGGGGGTATCGTTGCCATAGATAAAACGAGACGTTAAATCTTCAAGGACTTTCTTTCCTTCAGGCGTAGAGAAACAACCATTGTATGCTTTAGCTAACTCAATGGCTTTAACTCGTTGTTCTTCTGCGTACTTAGACTTAGTTTCCGTAGAAGCCTTGTCTATGTTGTTCCAACTCAAAGCGTAGTTTGTCCTTGCATTGGTAGCTCACCTGCTGACATACCTTGTTGTGCCGTTTCTGCACCTGCTTGTATTACAGCCTGTTTCTCTGACTCACTTCTTACAAGTGCGGCAGGTACGCCTGCTTTATCTGCAACCCATGTACCAAACTCTTCAAGTTTAAATCCTATTTTAGCTTGGTCTGGACCTGCATTCTGCAACACAAACTGAACAGCTTGTTGAACAGTAAGTATATCTTCAGCATCCTGTTGTCTTGCTAACGGTGACATAAACTTAATATCAATATCTTTACCGTCTAACTGTATTGGCTGTATAAGCCCTCTACGAGTTAATATAGAAACAACACGCTTTATAATAGGGATTAATACTTCAGTTTGCAAGCGTCCAAACGCAGAACCTATCCGTTTAGCTAACTCTCTTGACTCAATAGCTACCTCTGTAGCTGATCTTACAGCCCCTGTGGGGTCGCGCAGATCATTGAATAAACACTTTTTAATGTTCATTTGTAAGTCATTAATAACAAACTGCGATAATTGTAGATTAGCACCAGTGTCTAATCGTCTTAATGATGGATTAGCGTTGTTGTTAGAACCAACTGGAATAACAACCCCTGGGCTTATACTAATATTGTAGGGGTTTGTAACGCCATCATCCGTAGCAGTGTACATACCTGCAAGGTCAATAGCCGCTTTTTGTAGAGTAAACTCTTTAGCTTTGTTTAAAGATTTAACATCAGGCAATGCTTGTAGTGCAGGTCCACGACCACGAATCTCACCTGCTACTTTAGA